GCCAGAAGCCTTGCGTTGTCGATAGCACGAGTCTTAGTCTGCCGAGCGTACTTGCTGTTCAATAGTTCGTAAGCAGCGATAGTCGGCTCTTCGTTGTCGATGGCCTCCAGCATACCTTTAAATGACAGCAGTCCACCGATGCCGATGTTAAAGCCTAGATCAATCAAGACAGTCTGCTGGTCTTTAGTGCATTGAGGCCACATTGCAAGACTTGCGTTAAGCTCAGACTCTACATTCTCTAGATCAGAGCGCATTAGCATTTCTGCCCAGTCCTCAGCATCCTTTTTACTGTGCCATTCAACACCCTTAAACAAGGCGCAAAGCTCTTCTACAGAAAAAGGATTGTCCTCGATGTTGCGCCCGTATCCAATAGTCACCTTGCCTACGGTGTCTGTGTAGGGCTTTTCACTAAACCCTTCGTGCTTTTTGACGCGCTCAATCATCTTATCCGTTATAGCCATATTCCTGCTCCATTAACAGTTCAATGTAATGCTTGGCTTTTTCCAAATCTTCTAGGCCGTTCTTGTACCGCCAACGAGTTATGTATTTAACTACGTTTCCTGAGAAAAAGTCCATGTCATTAGCGTGAATGTACTCGATAGGTTGGATACTGCCTTGGCGGTAATGCTCGCCACCAATCTGCTGTGATCGTGGTTTGTTGTTTTTGCCTAACGCATCCCATTCTGCTGGCGTAGCGTCATCAATGCAGATTCTACGTCCGGGTGCGTAGTCCTTGTCGTAATCGTCGATCAAGGTGTTCTCCCACATAAATGTGTCTTCTGTGTGCTGATCAGCCATTATCTATACTCCTGTGCTTCCAAAGCCGCGCACATTTCTGTGTGTCCTGCCTAGTTCGCTGACTACTTGTAACTGAGTTGCCTCGTGTCGCTGGACTACTAGTTGAGCAATCCGCATACCGATGTCTACCTCAAACGGCTGCTCGCTGTGGTTAGCTAGTACAGCAGCTATGCCACCTCGATAGTCAGAGTCTACCACACCCGCTAGAACATCAATGCCGTGCTTGACAGACAGTCCGCTGCGCGGCCAGATAAATCCTACATGGTCAGCAGGGATGGCTACAGCAATACCTGTTTCAACAGCCAGCCACTTGCCCGGTCGGACTGTGACATTCTCGGCAGAGTACAAATCCCAACCAGCCGCACCTGGTGTAGCCTTAGTCGGAACTGTGGCCTCTGGAAGTAACAGTTTTACGTCTAGCATCTTAGCTCAACACTCCAATTCCAAGTGCATAGGTTTTAACACCTAGCGAAATACTTACCTCTAAGCCAACAGTTCCGCCATGTATTAAAACACCGTAATTGTCGGGTAGCGAGGGCGTAGATGATGCCTCTGCCATGAGCAGGCAACGCCCGTTGCTAAGTTGTAGCAGCGTGAATCCTTTGTTCCACATAAAGCTGTTCTTGTTCGATACGTCTTTCCAAGTCTGTAACCAATTCATATCCAAAACTCCGTACATAACTCTGATTTTCTAACATGACTGTCTTATCCCCTAAGCCGGATAAATAACCAGTATCCGTTAAAGCGGATAATATCAAAATCCCATCAACCCTGCAAGGCCGTGGTTGGCAATAGCGTTAGTAATGATAGCTAGGCAAGTGAGAAAGTGGAGGATGATCCACGCTGTGCGGATCAGAGCCACCACATCTGCCTTTCGGCTATCAGAGTATGCTTTGGTGCCAATCGCTTTACACCAATACTCCCAAGCTGTTCTCATCTTACGTCACTTCACAACCCGATGGCCCGCAGGCAATCTCTCCAGTCAAGTCTGTATTGTCCTCTGTCTCCTTAACCTGTGTCAAGTCGATTTCATCAAGCGCAGACTCCATGATCTCATACTGCTCCTTGGTGATGTCCTCGAACGGTGCCTGCTTGTAAGTACCCCCCATGTAAGGAAGTACAGAGATGCCGTTAAAGTGGTTGCGGTTTTTCCACATCCACTCACCAACCTTCTCCCACTCGTCATCCTTGACTGAGACAGTCACAGAGACGTTGTGAGCGTTTTGTCCATCACGGTGGCCTGTTCGTACCCACTCAGCGTTAAAACGCGACACACGGGCTAACAAGTCCATTGGTGACTCGTGCCGCAAGATAGCACCCTCCGGGGCTGCCTGTGGAATCTCGATCACCGCCTGATCGTTGGGCCGGAAGTATTCATCCTCAACCAGAGCAGGGTGGTTCTCTGCTAGGTATCCGTAGATAGCTTCATCCTTACCCACTCGCATACGGCGGATGTAGTAATCGTTGTGCCAAGCGTGGATGCCTGAGCTAGACCCTAACACAAGACTGCTGGTTCCTGACGGCTTGATCGTCGTGGTACGCGCTGCCTCATTGATGCCTAGCTTCTTAGCAACCCGAGCATTTTCCTCCAGCACAGCCTGAGTCGCTTCCTCCAAGTCAAGGTCAAGCACTGCACCAGAGGCAATGCCTGTCATGCCTACACCGATCAAAGCGTCTTTCTCTGTAGTCTCCTGCCACACATCGCGCAGGTAGTGAAAGTCCGTGTACCCAGCCTGTAGAGTGCCGATAAATGCAGCAGCCTTGGCGCGTTCATTCAAGTCCTGCTGATCCTTGACGTTACTGACATTCAAATCACAAAGGTTACAAAATTGATAGGGTCGTAGACCAATTTCAGCACAAGGGTTCGTACCCCAGTCCTTATCGTTGCTGAAAAGTACACCCGGCTCGCCGGACTCAGACGCCACGATCTTGTCCCACAGTTCGTCAAAGTCTCGGCGGCTTACCTTGTGGCGCAGGATAACAGCAGAGTTGTTGGCGCGGCCACGGTGTGGGCTATGCTCCCACCAACTACCGTGCTTTGCAGTCAGCATCTCTTCATCGTCCATGCTAAACAGACTAATCAGGGCAGCACGGCGAATACCTCCAGCAAGTACAGCATCAGCGATGTAACACATTATGTCGTGCACCTGAATCGGCTGTAGCTGCACACCTCGTCCTGATTCCTCCAGCGCCAGTTCAAACACCTTCTCGATATTGTGCAAGCAGTCCTTTAGCGGCTGTGGGCCGGGAGCCTTACCGCCTGACGTTACTAGCATCGCACCCTTGGGGCGAATGTCAGAGAAGTCAAACACGGGACGCGGCTTGCCGTAGAAGTACGCCTCACACAGAATCTTTACTGCATCTGCCCATCCCTCGATGCTGTCACCGACTAGAAACCGCTTACGCTTCTTAAGCGGCCCGACAACGGCAGGCAACTCAGAGACGTGGTGGCGCTGCACTGAGTAGCCTACGCCTGTGCCACCTAACAGAAGAAACATGGCCTCTGCAAAGCTGTCTGGGTGGTCCACTGGCATGTAAGCACAGTTGAAGATACGGTTCGGGCTGTTCTGGATGGGCTTGCCACCAAACTGTAGCGAGCGCATGGAAGGCAGCACCTTTTTCGTTAGCACGAAGTTCTTGTAGACTTCCTGAATCTCTTTCTTCAGCTTTGGGTACTTGTTAATGTGCATAGCCATGTTACGCTCAACAAGCTCTTCCCAAGTTTCTCGGCGTCCGATCTCAGGGACGTACTTTGAGTACTTTGTAAACGTTACGATGTCGCTGAGAATCTGTGCCGACTTTGTTGTAATTGCACTTTCCGTCATAGTCTCTCGAATCCTTTGTCTGTTGAAAACCAAATATCTTGTACGTTTGCTTCTTCTAGCGCCAGCTTGCAGATTGGGCACGGCCTCGAATTGCGAAGTTCTCCTCGCTTGTTTATCCTTGCCACCACCACTGTCTCTATGTCATCCCTAGCCCGAATAAGCGCCGCTATCTCGGCGTGAAGGCTTACCTTTTGCTCTTTTCCCGTGCGTTTAGCGTACTCGGCTTGCATCGGGTGAGTCTTGCGAGAGTTGGTAGCGTGACTAACAATCTGCCCTCGCTTGTCCAGACAGATGGCTGCGTGTCTAAACTTTGCTTCGCTGTGCTTAGCGTAGTCGATGACCTTATCAATGTAATCCTCTCTAAGCTCATCCATCAATGTGTCTCGCTAGTAAGGTACTCCTCTAGCATACTCTGTGCTACCAGAACTAGAGCCTGCCCTGTGGTGTAATCCTGATTGGCGTTAAGCTCATTCTCCATGGTCGTGGTAAACAGCATGGACTTGTAAGCACCTTCGCCAGTTTCAGGGTTTTCATAAAACTCAATAGAGCCTGCTAACTCGTAACCCATTTCCTCAAAGTCTGGGTTAAACTCCACATTAATATGTTCGTTTTCGTTAGACATTGTACAATCTCCTAATCAAATCAATGGAGCAAGTGCTCCGGCTAAGCTCCCCACAATCGGGGTCGTAAACTATACACTTTAAGTCTCTTCCTGACAAGAAACCGTGTTCAACAGCGTAGGCATCGTTAGCGCCACCTGAGCGTAGCTGCTCGACAATGCAGCCGTTGTATTCTACACGGTTGTCATGGTGATGGTGGCCTCGGAAGAAAACACGGTGCTTAGTCTGGCCCCAGTCCTCGGCACGCTCTGTAGCCATGATGCCCGGCAAGTCTCGGTCTTTAGTTTGGTGGCCGTGGACTGCGCCGATCAGCACTTTGCCAAACTTAATGTATTGCCGACTGCTTGGGCTGTCCAAGACTTCAACCCTTGGCTCATCTTTATAAAGCATCTTAAAGGCAGACCTTAAAGCGTGTCCAAGAATCTCATCGTGGTTTCCTGCAACATTTACAAGCGTAACTTGCTTGTGCCGCTCTAGCGCTTTTTCAATGCAGTAATGTAAAGCGACCATGCCAGCATCAATAACTCGCGGCATCCGAGTGTCCATGTCCAACACATTCTTGCTGCGGTTAGTCACACCCTCAAGGTTATCAGCGTGGAAAAAATCTCCTAGCTGAAGAATAACACAACGATTTGACGGCGGGGCCATGCCAACAAGATAATCTATCGACGCTGTAAGAGCCTTGACAGCTTTCTCAGTGTCGTAATCATCGCCTACCTCTTTACCCCAAGCGTACATGCCAATGTGCATGTCTGTAATCGGGATAACGCTCATAAGATTATCTGCAACACCCGAGTATTTTTTAGGAGTTGCTGGCTTTACATCTTCAACAAGCGAAGCAATTGCTTCACGCGCTACATCTAGTTGCCACTGTTTGTCGAGGCTTGTTTTGACCCATTCCAATTTAGGCTCACCAGTTTCGGCGTCAAGTAAAGTCGATTTGCCCCTGACAATATGGCCTTCGGGTACTTCAAAGCCACCAAAGCCAGTTTCTTCTCCATCTTTCCCATCCCTAATCCTCGCCATTCTTCGCTCTAATGTGCGTTTGTTAATCCCAAGATGGATTGCAGCAGCAGCTTGGCTACCCATTTCTTCTACTGCGGAGATAATTTGATTGTCTGTATACTTCATTGTCCTAATCTACCCAGTCGCT